GACCTTGATATAAGATATTAAGAGAGGAGATAGGACATGACATTATCTGATTTACTTGTTGCTTTAAGCGAAAATACAGAGCAATGCATCACGCTTGTTGATGGAGAGAATGAACTGATCACCTTTAAGGCGGGCGGTTACGAATCCATTGAGAGTGATATTACGGAAAGGACGGTTGAAAAGATCACGATTGTTGATCCTAGAAACATCAAGATTTTCCTTGTTGCTACACCGTAATTTATAAATTTGCTCCCCGTTTTTGGGTGGTTGAGGGTTGATCCCTTGACCACCCTATTTTTTTATGCCAAAACTGAAACGGTAGCAATTCTGATTTGACAATACAGATTGCAGTTTTAGGAAATTCCATTTTGACCTTATCATTGATACTATCTATACGAGGTGAGTATTTATGATAATATCTGATTTTACGCAATTTGAACTCGATTACCTGCAAAGTGCCTGTAATTTTGTAAATAGCGAAAAAGACGTGTTTTCTATGCGTAGCAAAGGCATGACATTAGAAAACATAGCAGAACTTCTTAATATGTCCGTTGAAAATGTTAAGAGGATCAGCCGAAAAGTAAACAACAAAATAGCAAGGGTTTTATGAAGTACACATTTGATACGCTTACCGTACACTTTTTGTGCATGGTGAGCGTCTTTTTTTATGCCTAAAATTAAGGCGTAGGAGAGGATAACACGCTATGGACGTAAAAAAGTTATGCGACAAGTTGATTGAGGATGAAACGCTCAAAGACATACCGCTTACTCACGTTCTTCGTGTAGTCCTCTCCGTTTTTGATCTCATAAATTCCGGTGATTTCTTTTACACAGATTACAAACAAGGGGGATGACTATGTATCCAATTTATCAGTACCAATCGTTTTTATCACAACCCACACAGAACATTCAGTATGTAAATGGCAGACAGAGCGCAGAGGGCTATCCGTTATCAACCGCTAATTCAAGCGTGATCCTTATGGATTCCAATATGCCACGGTTCTACGTTAAACAGACGGATGCAAGCGGGATGGCAACGTTAAAAGCATACGATTTCACGGAAGTAGAAGAAGAAAAGCCTGTTGAGTACGTTACAAAGGCAGAGTTTGAATCATTCAAAAAGAATATGAAAGGAGCAAAGCATGAACCCTCTAATGATGCTCGGGAACGGTCAAAACAATATGATGATGCAAGCAATGGGCGCAATGATGCGAGGTGAAAACCCTAGATCATTCCTTAAAAATCTTGCAAACTCAAACCCTCAATTACAGGGTTTAAACCTTGATAATCTTGAGGAAACCGCAAAGGCACTATGTGACAAGAATAATGTCAACATGAATGAGTTGGCTGAACAGATCAAGGGATTTGCAAATTCAAATAAAACATTCTAAAGAAAGGAGTAAACACTATGGGAGATTCTACAGGTTTTGGTGGAGAATGGATCTTTGCCTTTTTGATCATTGCCGTTCTGTTTGGCGGCGGTGGCTTCGGTTTTGGCGGTGGAAATGCGGCTATGGCAGGATTTGCTACAACGGCAGAAGTGCAGAATAGCGTAAATGCGGCAGTTGCTAATCAGAACGCTCAAAGCATCTTACTGTCAAGCGCAAACAACAATTTTGAAACCGCTAGACTGATCGATGCACAGACAATGGCAATCACAAATCAGAACAACACAAACTTACTGACCGCCATCAACGGCTATAACTCCGTGGCACAGAGCCTTGCAACCGGATTCAATTCTGTAAATCAGAATATTGCTGATCTTGGCTATAAGATGGAGAACTGTTGTTGCAGTATCAAAACGATGCTCCTCGAGAACCGCTTACAGGATACGCAGTTGGCTTTACAGGATGCACAGAACAAGGCAGTCAATGCGGAACAGTCCGCTTACCTGCTCAATGTCATGGGAAAATGGATCGCCAACGCTCCGGCGGCGGCAGGTGCATAATGAGGTGAGTTATGAAACTGATTAAAGTATTGTCAGACAAGATCAAAGATGAATTGTGCGATGCCAAAGAATATGTTAAGATGGCTATTGAGTATAAAGACGAATACCCCGAATTATCGCGCACTTTATACAATATTTCCACACAGGAAATGGAACACATGGGTATGCTTCACAATGAAGTTACCATTATCATTAAGAAATGGCGCGAAACAAACGGTGAGCCACCTGCTGACATGATGGCAGTCTATGACTATCTTCACAAGGAACAGATTGAAAAATCGCTTGAAGTGAAGATGCTACAGAATATGTACAAGGAATCTTGAGTGGTCAAAAAATGGTCAAGAATTTCTGAAACATCAGTAATTTAGCCATGTTTAGGGTTAGTGAAACAGGTTCGAATCCTGTCACCCCGATGCCTAGAAAACCCCTTGAAATCAATGGTTTCGAGGGGTTTTTGCTTGTATTTTGGCCATTTATTTGACATCCCAAAAACAACGCATTTATCATATTTACCGAGTTGTCTTGTAAAAAAAGTGGTCAAACTTGTGGTCAAGGGTAGGGGAACAATTTTTGGTAACCTGTGACCCCTACTGTATCAGTTTGTTAAATAAGGCTTTTTGAGCCTCATGTGTATTCATGGCATGACGATATACTCTTTTCATAACATAATCTGATTTCCAACCACCACTAGCCATTATATCTGCGTCAGACATTCCTTGATCGTGGGCATAAGAAGCAAAAAAATGCCTTAAATCGTGAAATCTAAAACGCGGTATTCCGAGTTTATCTTGATAACGAATAAGTGCGCGGTACATTTTGTTTGGATTACGGTTGTAGATATATCCAAGTTGTCTTATTTCTGATACCAAACTGTCCGGCAGATATATTGTTCTTGCACTTTCCGTTGTTTTTGTGGTCTTTTCGACCCACAGATTATCCTTGTCCTCAACAACCGCCTTATTTATTGTTAGAATATTCCCATCCAAATCATCTATTGTTAGGGCAAGTATTTCAGACCGCCTCATCCCCATGATCCCCAACTGAAAACAGATGTGGTTCGGCAAATCATCTTTGCTGGCATCGAGTATACGTCTAATATCATCTTCTGACGGTGTATAAGGCTCAAATTTGCGTTTTTGTGGCAGAGTGGTGGAAATCTTCATGTTAGGTCTATATTGCCCCAAAACGGAAGATATGAAGCCGTGAACATTATGCACTGTTTTTGGGGCGTGATTAGCGGAAAATTCGTTCACAAATAACTGCAAATCCTGCTGGGTTATTTTTTCTATGCTTAATTTTTTAAACCATGACGGTATTGAAGAATTAAGCAAAGAGCGGTATTCCCTTGCGGTTTTGGGAGAAATGACATTGCTTTTTGATTCAATAAACGATTCTGCACAATGCTGAAAACTGTCTTTTAACGGCACTTCTTCCAATGCTTCCGCGAACGCCCTATATAATTCCGCTTGTGTCGGCTTGTGATCGAACAGGAACGAAACCCTTTTGCCATTTATCTGCTTACGCACCCTATATGATTTTTCGCTTATTTTTTCAATCTTCATCCTTTTTCCTCAACGGGCAAGACATTACCGCGTCCATAATGTCATTGTACTGATTTTCTCTGTTTAAAGTTGTATCAAGAAGCATATCCATGCGCTTATCTTTAAGATCAATTTGGTTCTTTAAGAAATCTATGCGCTCGTTGAATTGGTCGCGTTCTTTGTCCAACTTTTCGTGGTAGCGGATCTTTTCTTTATCTATGGCAGATTCAAACTTTTCTTTTTCAAGCGACAATTCCAATCTTGTCTTTTCAAGATCAGATTCAAGCCGTTCTACTTGGTGTTCCAAATCTTCAATGCGTTGTATCTTGTATTTCAGAAGTGATTTCATGGCTTGAACGTCCATAGAATCATCTTCCTCAATGTTTTCGATATCTAACAAAGCCTTTGCAATAGGTCTTATTGTTATTTCGTATCTGAAACCATGATCCTCTGACCCGTCTGCAAACACTCTGCACAGGGTTGATTTGGAGATATAATCGCCGTTATGCTCCATCATTTGCATAATATCGTTGTATGACAAATTCTTTTCTTCTTTAACTTTCTTGAGTTTTATCACAATATCACGGACTTTTACCATTACTGAAATCCCCCTTTTTCAAATTGAATATAAGGATACACTTTTTGAATACTGTTTAAAGGACAATATCTTTGCTACCATAAAATCGAAAGGAGCAAACACATGGAACTCATTGATGTATTAGAACTATATTTACAGGCAAGCGAAGAAACTAGGAATCGGATTGATCAGATTTTAGCAGACTATCAATCGCAGACTGAATCTCGGGAATCGCATGATTGTACGCTTGAAGAAACTTGATTGCCCGTCTTAAGAACTCCGGTTCGTAAGCATCAAATGGTATATTTTCAATGTGTACCTTGTTTCTCCATTCATCGTCATCACCAAACATAAGATATTTGGTTGAGCATCCGAGAGCCTTTGCAAACTTCTCTATTTTAGTAGTAGTAATGTTGTCACCGCAGTTTTCAGCCATGCTAACGGAAGTCTTACCGCTATACCCCATTTTGGCGGCTAGTTCAGATTGAGAAAGCCCCTGTTCAAGACGTTTTTCACGAATACGTTGTCCAACTGTCATAGTTATTCCCCCATAAATGCATATTTTGGAATTGAAACATCCCTTATATGCCGTATTTTACTACAGGTACAATAAAATTACAACC